CAGCTGCTAGAACAACTGAGAGATGGTCAGCTGATAACAACAAAGTATGGACTGGAACTGCATGGGCTCAAGCTTCTTCAGATTTCTACAATACTCAAGGTCAGTGGTTCCAAACTTTAGGAACAAAAATCCAAAAAGTATCTAATAAAATTCACCAAAAAACGTTAAGAGGTGGAGCAAACTTCCTAGTATGTTCTCCTTCTGTAGCTACTATCTTAGAATCAATTCCAGGATATGCAGCTAACACTGATGGTGATTCTGCAGAATTTGCTTTTGGAGTACAGAGAGTAGGTCAATTAAATGGTAGATACAAAGTATACAAAAACCCTTATGTAACTGAAAACACAATCCTTATGGGCTTTAGAGGTGGACAGTTCTTAGAAAGTGGTGCTGTATATGCTCCATATGTACCGCTAATCATGACTCCTTTAGTGTACGATCCAAATACCTTCACTCCAAGAAAAGGTATCATGACTCGTTACGCGAAGAAAATGATCAGACCAGAATTCTACGGAAAAGTATTTATTTCAGACTTAGAGTTGATATAATATACACTGTATTATTTTTTATTATTGAGAGGGGCTTTTTTAGCCCCTTTCTTTTTTTATTTATATTATTTTGCTATTTATAGATATAAATTAAAAAGTTCCCTGCATGCCTTCAAACCACCACACGGACGATGTATTCGTTCAAAAAAGAAGACCTAAAAGACCAATAAAATTTCAAGTACAACTTAATGAAGAACAAAAGATTGCTAAAGCATTAATTTTAGATTCTCCCGTAACTGTTTTAAAAGGAATGGCAGGAAGCGGAAAAACATTAGTTGCAACACAAGTAGCATTAGATTTACTATTTACAAAACAAGTTAGCAAAATAATAATTACCAGACCTACTGTCTCCAAAGAAGATATAGGATTTCTCCCAGGGGATATTAGAGAAAAAATGGATCCTTGGTTAGCTCCTATCTATCATAATCTTTATATGTTATATAATAAAGATAAAGTAGATAAAGAAGTTGAAAAAGGTAATATAGAAATAGTGCCATTTGCTTTTATGAGAGGTAGAACATTTGTTGATTCATTTGTTATAGTTGATGAAGCACAAAATGTTACGCATAATCAAATGGAAACTGTAATAGGTAGGTTAGGTAAAGGATCTAAAATGGTAATCTGCGGGGATATGGCTCAAATTGATTTAAAAGATAAAAGAGAAACAGGTTTTTCTTTCTTATCACGAATAGAAGAAAAGGTAAAAGGGTTTAAAACTCATTCACTTTTATTTAATCACAGACACGATATAGTTGCACCAATCCTAGAAGTATATAAAACCTTCAGAGATTAGTAACTATTTATAAATAAACTAGAACTATGGCTAATATTCCTATATGGGCTGGGTCTTCAACGTTTGGAGCAGGTCAAACACCATTCGGCTTTTATGATTCAGATACAGCATTTAGTGCTGATGCAGATAAAGTAGCAGTATTTTGTGCACAAAGATTAGGTTATCCTTTGATGGATGTAGAACTTACATCAGGATCTTTTTATGCTTGTTTTGAAGAAGCAGTAACAGTTTATGGAAACGAAGTATTCCAATTTAAAATTAGAGAAAACTACCTTAACTTAGAAGGAGCATCAACAGGAAGTAATTTAAATAATCAATTAGTTGAACCTACTCTTACTAGATTCGTAACTATCGCTAAAAATTATGGTACCGAAGCAGGAGTAGGAGGTAACGTAACTAAATATTCAGGTTCTTTAGATATTACAGGTTCAGTACAGGAATATGATTTAGATGCATGGGCAACTGCTGAAAATATTACTGGTGGTATAGAAATAAGAAAAATATTTTATGAAGCACCTCCAGCTATTATCAGATATTTTGATCCATATGCAGGTACTGGAGCAGGAGTACAATCATTGATGGATACTTTTGGTTTTGGTCAATTTAGTCCTGGAGTTAATTTCTTACTTATGCCTGCATCTTACGATGTTTTAAAAATGCAAGCAATTGAATTTAATGATCAAATAAGAAAATCAACGTT